GTGGGCGCTTCATCAGGACATAGCACTCGAAGATAGATTGAATGCGGATTCCGTGTTCGACCTTGACAGGGATGCGACAGTGTTCTTGACACAAAAGATGCTTATATCTCGCGAGCGTGACTGGGCATCGACGTTCTTTACCACGTCATTGTGGACAGGCTCGACGACCGCAACTGACATCACCCCGGGAAATCTATGGGATACCGTAGCATCAACACCTATCGAAGATGTCCGGGCGCAATCCCGCTCAATCCAGAAGAAAACCGGCTACAAGCCTAACACTTTGGTTTTAGGTACGGACGTTTACGACGCAATCGTAGATCATCCCGACATTCTCGACCGCGTAAAATATACGCAAATGGGAATCGTCACCAAGGACTTGCTTGCATCAGTATTTGACGTATCAAGAGTCTTGGTCGCTGAAGGTATTTACAATAGTGCAGCCGAGGAAGCAACAGATTCTATGTCATACATAGCGACTGCTGCCGATGCTCTGCTCTGTTACTCAGCGCCTAACCCCGGGCTTAGGATGCCATCTGCCGGATACACGTTTGCGTGGACAGGTAAAGGCAACAACAAGGCCGGAACCGTCATCGGTAAATGGTGGTCAGATGATAGAAAAGCAGACCGTATCGAAATCGAGGCCGCGTTCGATCACAAACAAATCGGCGCGAACTTAGGTGTATTCTTCAGTACGGTAGTTAGTTAAATAATGGGGGCGTTATGCCCCCTTATCTTTTTTGAGATGGGGTGAACGAATGGGTACTATGAAAAACAGGCAAAATGTGTATAACGTTGGAACTGATACGGTCACAAAGACATTGGCAGCGTCATCGAATGCGACCGTTGCGGGTACATTGGCGGTAACGGGCGCAATAACAGCATCCGCCGCCATAAAGACGGGCTATCAGCTGGTATCATCCACAGCCACCGCGATTACCAATTACGGCATAACTGTAATGTCATCTACCGTAGCAGGCCACAAACGATATAAAATGACCGCGCCATCTGGGGGCGGGATTCAGAAAGATGTCTGGGTCAAAGCCATAAGCGGTTCAAGCGCCAGGCGCGACGTAGTGGGTGCGACGTCCGGGGTGTTGTTTTACACGACTGATGGTTTAACATCCGTTAAGCTTAATCTGGGAGCCGTAGGGACAGGCGTTACGTTAGTAAGCCTAACCACAGCGGCGTGGATGGTCACCAATAATAATGGTGTGACTTCAACAACTACATACGCAACCACATAAAGGGGGATTAGGGATAAGGGGGGTCTTATCCCTTTATTATGGAGATAACAATGGATTACGAAGTAAAGCGCAAGGCAATCAAGACGAATAAAAGAAGATTCGACATAGGCGACACCATCTCGATGGACGACTTAAAAGACGTGCCGGAGCGCATTGTAAAATCAATGATAAGAATGGGCTGGATAGAGGGCGTAAAGGTCGCAGAGGCCAGAAAGCCGGGTCGCCCTAAAAAAATAGAAGAAGGTGATTAAATGGCTTATACCTCAAGAAACGCACCACTGTCGAGAAACCCTGGCGCTATCCAGGTTTTAAATAACGCAATATCAACCGGCTCGACCACATCGACGCATTTTCAATACAATGTCGGCCAAGCTTATGCAAATTGGGCTTTCCAGGTAATAACAGGCACGACTAAGGCAGATGTGTTTAATTTGCAGGGCTCTTTAGATGGCGTTACGTTCACAAACATAGCAGGCTCGACATGGACGGGCGGGGCAACCAATGCATCAGGGGCGACTGTCTGGGTTACATCTAAACCTGCGGTACACGTTCGTGCTGTATTCGCTACCAAGGCCACCACATCGGGCGTAGACGCTTATGTAGCGCCAGCGTAGGGGGTATTATGACATTTACATTTGACCCTACTAAAATAACTACAGACCTGGCCAAAGTCAGGACGATGATCGCCGACACCGATGAAGATAATCCCTTACTCACCGATGAGCAGATTAATTTCTTTGTGTCCGTTGAGTCTAACATCTATTTAGCATCGGCGATGTGTTGTGAGGCAATTTCCTCATCGTATGCCGGCCAAGTCGATACCAAGGTTGGAGATCTCGCAATCTCTAAATCTCAGAAATCTAAACAATACAAAGAGCAGGCCGACAGATTCAGATTACAAGCCAAACAAAAAGGCGGTGCTCAGCTCTTTGCAGGCGGCATTTCAATATCATCAAAAGATACCTATGAGGATGATTCAGACAGGGTAGAGCCTGCGTTCTCGATAGGCCAGTTCGACAATGACACAAGTACGGGGTAAAGCATGGATACAAACCTAACTGATTTAATGCCGCATACAATAACCAGATATGCTTATGCAAGCGTGGATGCATACGGGAAGGAGCCGCACCCTACCGCCTCATCGACCTCCTCGGCAAGGGTCTACAATAAGCAAGTTCTCATACGCTCAATGGGCGGGGCACAACAGGTCGCACGTACCATAGCGATTGTAAACTGTACCGGTACAATCGACCCGAACGACAGAATCACACTACCAGACGGAACAAGCCCGGTTATTTTATCTATCGATACTGTACCCGATGAGAACGGCATACATCACAACACTATTTATTTTGGGTGATTATATGGCTAAAACGGTAACTGTATCACTAAAAGGTGATAAAGAGTTTAAGAAGATACTTAAAAAACTGGGCGATAATGCACCTAAAGCCATCGGAAAAGTTTTATAGGATCCAGGCAAATCTGAACAGCCCGGTTAATTTGAAAAAA